CGACGCGACCGACTATGCAGTCGGGTCGTGGCGCTGAGCTATCGGGCGGTGGCTGTCACCGGAGAGACGGCGGCGGCCGAGAGGTTGGACGAGTGGGTTCACTCACTCGCTATAAGACCCACACGCTAGCTTAAACACTAGCGCGTCCGGACTAGCCATACGTAACACTTAGTATGGCATAGCCCACCGGAGCTTCAGGCGGACGGCATCCGGTCGTCCCTGACGTTCTAAGTGTCTTACATCTTGGAAGGGTTCTACCCCAACCTTCGTAAGGCACTTGAGGAGGGCACCCTCTCCCGAGCATATACTGCTCGGAATACGAGAGTACACCACATACCCCTTAACCAAAGGGGCTTGCAGTGCGTCACTCATCCTATCACTATCAAACGTGATATGAGAGTGTCGCCCGACCACAGGAGAATCTGGATGAACTAGCGGATAATGGGGAAGTACTTTCTCCACTATTCGATCCAGATACCGCGCTGAATCTACTAGGCCAGCAAAGAAAAGCTGGTTACGTAGACTCACCGTGGAGATTATCTCCTCGACGTCAGTCAGTTGTGAAGGAAACTCCCTTCTCACGCGCGTGACAGAAACGTCTTCGCCTGAGAAGAAATCCTTACCACAAGATTCTCTGAACATGCCTGTCCAGAAACTCTTACGTTCATTCACCCGGAAGCCAAACAGCTCCAGGGAATGCACAACTGCAGTAGCCATATCCACGGGGACAACGATATCGTCCCCATAGACTCGCACGCGGCTCGAGTACTCTTTGATAAGAGCTCGAGTCACTGGTACGCCAAGCTGCGACGCTATCCCGTGAAACACACAGGTCAGAAAGACCATGGCCTCGATCGGGAACGTCAAAGCAGAGCCCATAGATGCGAACTTGGTCAGAGATACAATCCCATGACCAGGCACTTCTGCCCTCAACGAGCGAGAGGCTTCTACTCCATCATGGAGATTCCAGAAGCCTTCAAGCATAGTTGAGACCAGCAGAAAGGAAACACGGTCGGATGCTTCACTCAAATCGAGTGTTGCTAAGCTCTCGTCAAGAGAACCTATTCGAGCCATCTCCTGGTTAGGGATTTGGTCATCGAAACCGATCATGCCTGCGACGGTACTATCAGTCGCAAGGCATTCAACGAGTCGTCGCGAAATGGCCTGTTGCATATATTGCATGCAGGTCGGCTCAATCGCAATGATACGAGGTGTTTTCTGCGTCTTAGGAACAGAAACGACCCTAACGGGACGTTCTGCTCCAGGCAAGAGGAACTGAACCCGGTCAAGGAGATAGTAACTTCTCCAAGAAGGTAGGCAATATTCCCCAAAAGGGAATACGCTTTCCAACCGTTCAGTCCATTCGCTGAAATCGAACTTCTGATTTCCAGAAATCCGATCAGCGGTTGAACCTGGACCATGTCCGGGTACGAGCTCATGATAGTAGACGTCATAGTCCACCTTTGTGAGCGAGTCCCTGAACAAGGTCCGTGCAATGTGACGAAAAGACTCCAGATCGGAGCCTAATACCTCGTCTTCCCATTGCGCCAGTTCCTCTTCTGTTTCGATGTACTGTTGGAATGCCGCTGCTTCCCTTGCGGGAGTGCAGGGCTTTTCGATCTTGCCGAACATCAGCGTGAGCTGACGCATAGCAAAGATCGCATCCGACATGGACGGAAGTTCGTCCTGAGACACATCGAACATGGCACCAGTTTCGCGTTCGAACACGAGGTCCATGAAACCACCCAAGAAAATTGGGGATTTCTGCCTCTTCTTGAAAAATCTGAAGAGGTCGGGACTTACCTGACGCTGCGCTAGAGCTCTTTCGAGATCTTTCGCAAACTCAGGCAGGGTGATGGTTAAAAACTCATCACCTTCGTGTTCAAACCTTCGGTTGATTGATTTCCAATCTTCCGAGGTGCTGACACTACACCATGTACCCAGTTCATCGAGTACATTGCGCCAGAACAATAGCAGGCTTTTCATCGAGCCCTCCTTCGTATGTTGAGGTGTTTCGATCCTGTTGTTGTGTTTCTGTCCCAGCCAACCTGTGTGTTAATCGCTATGCTTTCGCATAACGCGCACAGGTTCCGTCATGTCCCCTGCCTCCATATATGTAGGAAGCGGGACGGTCGCGTCGTTTATACCACGAAGATAAACCTCGTAGGTATTAGGACTGACCGCCCAGGAACTTGACGGTGTTTGCTCCGGAGGAAGCCTGAAGATTGGCCAGAAGGCCATCCAAGACTTCCTTAACCTCGCTCGGAGAGTATCCGAGCGTCGGAACATCGACCACAATATAGCAAGCCATATTGTAGTTAAGGTTCTGAGCAGCAATGAGCGGGTCGGCCGCCACCTTGCGGTGGTCGAGTCGAATGGTGCGTCGCACTCGCTTCCCGTACTGATGGGAAGCGCTGAGCTTGACGTTCTGGTCATCCTTTGAAAAGATGCCAGTGTTGTCACCACTACTAACTCGCGCAAGCGAGATAGTAGCCGCTCCGATTGTAACGGACTGGGGATCAGAAAAAGCCACAACAGTGTCCTGTCGTCTTTCGTCTCACGACGATAGTTGGCAGACACACGGATGTGTGCCTGGTAATACTTGGTAGGCAAGGAAACGAAGTATCTCATTTCTTGCCACCGCTCTTAGAAATTCCGAGAGCGGCCACGATTGCCTTTTGACGGTTGGAAAAGTCGTCAATAGACAGAGCGAATCCGTACGGATTTGCAGGAAAGCGGCGTTTCTGTTCCTCTTTTCGTGTAAACGAACCGAGGACAGACACGTTGTCGTTGGGATTGACAGTATTGACAGTTTCTGTCTTACTGCTCGACGACATCGCGTAGCCGTACTGCAAAACCAAGCCATCAGATCCTAGATTGCTGATATTGGTCATGATCTGACCAGTGTTAGCAAACCAGTCTGTGGCCCACGACCAAGGAGCCAATTCCCAGATGAGGTCAGGCGTAAGCCTTGCACCAAGTAGCTTCCCAGCTTCAGATTTGTATCTCTGAAACTTGGAAACTACATCATCTTGCATGGGAATATGGTACCTGAAGGCACCTGAGAACCAAGACCTCTCTTCACGAACAGAGGTGTAGGTGCCGACAGCCATGATGTTCACTTCCGGTAAGGGTAACCTTCCGTTAGAAACAAATGAACTCGTGGTTGGTGTGAAGAGGTGACGCCGCCTGATCTTCCGATCAGATCCTTGCCGAAATTCAGCAATGATCTTATCGTGGTTTTGCACAGAATGTGCAAACTTACGAAGATCAGACATCATAGGCTTCCAACCGAATTCAACGTTGAGATACTCGTCCGCGCTCCCTTTAAGGAAGCGCGTCTTTTCTTTCAACAATCCGGAACCTATGATACGCGGCAATCCTTCGCGAGCCTCGCCCAGAAACTGAGCAAGACCTGCAGAAGGATTGTTAGGAGCACTTAGGGCTATGCCCTCTGTGCCGATAGCTCTCATCGAGTTATCGCTTGGAATGCCGAAGTCATCCCTGATCGTGTCTCCCTGGTATCTATCCAGGTCGCCGATCAGTGGACCATTGCACAACGGCCCTAGAACATCCCAGGGCTGAATTACGTGCGAAATCTTCGACATCCTCCAAGGTCCTCCAACATCACCAGAACCAAGACGCCGATAGCCATAGTGTCCAATGGACTCTTGACTAAAAACATCGACGTATTGTTTCGTGTACTCTTCCCAAGGGTAGTTATACCACGCTCGTACCTCACCTTTAAAGGTGTGTACACTTGTGGAACCCTTAATGGTCATGAGTACTCTTCCGTGGATGGATTCATCGTGAATCAGCCAAGCCGTGATGTGATGACAGGTCTCCAATGATATGGAGAGACAACCTGTACTTGACTGGGCAGAGCCGGCAGGGGACCTCTTTTGGAGGCCCCCTGTCGTGTCGGACAGATCCATTTAGGATCCGCCCGTCCGGCTCTGGGTGTTAGTGTCTATGCACCAGGTGGACGTCCCTCACGGGGCGTCC